CTCAAGGCCGATCATATGTTCGGCCCTTACGGGTTGTACATCCCGGAGACGTACGACGACGTGCTCGACGCCGACTTCAAGGCAAACTCGGACAAGACGATCCGCCAGCGTGTGTCGGAAGTGTCGAACATCTCGTTCATTCGCCCAACCGAACGCTTGACGACTAGCGTTGTCATGGTCCAGCTCACCTCTGACGTCCTCGAAGTCATCGACGGCATCCAGCCGAGGACTATCCAGTGGGAGACCCACGGCGGCCTGGTCGTCAACTTCAAGGTCATCGCCATCGTGCTGCCGCGTATACGTTCCGACTTCACGCTGCAGTCCGGCGTCGCACACTTCTCCGAGCCCTAATCGGGGGGAGGGGCGTTAACAACCAACTAGGAAGGCAGTCATGACAGAACTCGCGAAGCGTAAAGTTCTTCTCAGGGAGGGCATGAAGTTCTATGAGTGCGTCAGGAAGGGTAAGGGCCCTGCCATCCGCGTAAGACACGTTGGGCCCTGCGAGGTCGAGATGACCGAGCTTCAGGTCAAGACCTTCAAGGACCTTCTCCAGACGGCGCCACAGGTAGTGGCAACTGTACCGGCGGAGTGACACGTGTCTCGGGTGACAAAAGAAGAGGTGAAGGAGCTCATCAAGACCAGCCTCGACGAGACTTCTTTTATTGAAACGGCGGGTCTGCTCGTTGATGAGTCCCTTGTGGGTCAGGGCATGTCAGAAGCTCGGTTAAAGTTAATCGAGCTCTGGCTGTCCGCCCACTTTGTCGCTATTGCAGAGGAGCGCGGCGCTCTTACGAAATCCGAGAAGGGCGACTCTAATGAGGAGTACGAGATCATCGTGGGTACGGGGCTGAACATGACTCGGTTTGGTCAGCAAGCTATCGCGCTTGATACGTCCGGACTCCTCGCGGAGCAAGCATCCACGATGAAAACTGCCCAGTTCAGGGTAATACAAGACAATCCAGGCTCTAGCGATGCCTGACGACTTTTTTGATAGAATAACCCATTGGGTAGTCACCCCTAACGGTTTTGGGGGCTATACGTTTGCTTTACCTACCCGTCAAGACGGACGCTGGGAGGCTAAGTCCGAGCGGTTCTTGTCCGACGCAGGTAAGGAGACTATCAGTAAGGCAATCGCGTACCTCTCAGCTGACGTATCCACAGAGGACTATCTCATGTTTGGCGAGACCTCTGAGGCCGATCCAACCAACCTAACTGACGATAAGAGGGCTTACCAGGTGGAGAGGTTCGATAGGATCCCCGACCTGAGAAACCTGGACTTCGAGCGCAAGGCTTTCATGTAGAATGACTACGATGAAAAGATGCTGTAGGTGTAAGGAACACCTCCCCCTTGACGAGTTCTACAAGAATAGTGCTCAGCATGACGGACTGCACGTGTACTGTAAGACGTGTGCGCGTGCAGCTAACCGCGAGTCTCTTGCGCGTCGTCCTGGGTACGATAAAAGGTACTACGAGGCTCACAAGGAACGCCTTAAGGTATACTCTCGCGACTGGAAGCGTAAGAACAACAAGCGTGCTCGTGAGCTGCTTAAGGGATATAACCATGAAAGGCGTGCACGTTTGGCTGGGGTTCCGTGCGACAAGACGATTAGCATGGATATCCTCTTCGTCCGCGATAAGGGATTCTGTGGCATCTGCAGGAATTCAGTAGAACTTCAGGAGGCCTCTATCGATCACATCGTGCCCATAGCCAGAGGGGGCTCACACACCTGGGACAACGTACAATTGTCCCACTTACCGTGTAACCTTAGCAAAGGGGCTCGGATGTAATGGCTGCGCGTACCATACGCTTTAGAGTTGGCCCACAGAGAATAGGGCCTGGTCTTGCGCCGTGGCAAGCCGGTTATACGCGGGCCATCCGCGAGCAGATGAAGTCCGTTGAGGGGAGCTATACCCGGCTCGTCGAAACGCTACGGGCTAACACTGAGGAGGCAGTAAGGCAGATGCTGCAGCCTGTATTCGATCGCTCACAGGTGCTAGTACCCGTCGATACTGGAGTGCTAAAGGCTTCGGGCTATATTGACACACGTCGGACACGGAGAAGGGTCGTCGGCGAGGTCGGGTATGGTAAGGGGGGAAGACCACCCTATGCACCTAAGGTTCACGAGGACTTAGATGTTTTCCATGAGCCTCCGACGCAGGCAAAGTTCCTCGAGCAGGCGGCCGATGAGCATGCAGCGGGGATGCTTGATCAGGCGGCCGGCGTCTATAGGCAGACGTTAGGGCAGTGAGGTGTCATAATGCCTGCATACGAAGAGGGCGTCAAAGACCTGCTCGTAGCTGCTGGTGTTGGCGTCTTTGCGAGTCAGTCTGGCTTTGGTATCTTCATCGGGCCAGAGCCTACGAAGCCTGATACTGTAATCACTGTTCGTGAGTTTGCTGGGCCTGGGCCTATGGCTAGATGGCGTATCGACTTCCCCTCGATACAGGTGATGGTTCGTGGTGCTCCAGGAGGATACCAAGCTGCGAAGGCGAAGGCCCAGGCGGTACTAGACGAACTGCATAGCATCCCAAGCCAGGATCTCAATGGTGACCGTTGGAACAGCATCATTGCTACCTCCGGTCCTGGGTACTTAGGCCTCGACGAGAGTGACAGACCTAAGTTTGCGGTCAACTTCAAGCTAATCATCGAACCCGCGACTGGAACACACAGATTCCCCTTGTAGTGGAGGAACATCATGGTTGCTACGACGGCTAAGATCATCCAAGTCTCCGACGACGGGGGGTCGAACTTCTTCACTCTCCCAGGAGGTACTGGCGAGTTTACCGACAATCTAGCCCAGATCGACGATACCATCTTCGGCCACACGTACTCGTCGATCCAGCCGGGCCTTCTCGGCTTTGCTGCAAACGCGAACGCCTTGTATAAGGGGTTCGCCGGCTACGTCGCTAAGATACTGCAGGTCGGTACTCCAGTGGCGTTTACTACTGAGGCCATGGAGCTTGTAACAGGCAAGACGTTCAAGATCACCGACGCTGCTCTGAATGTCTGGGACCGTGCAACGCCTGTCGTTGTCTTCGACAATGCGATCGACCACACCGCGGACGTTCTGAACATCGACTATCTATTCGGGCGCGTCACGTTCAAGACTGCCTATTCGGTTACTACTCCCGTTACAGCTACCGGTGAGAACTTCCCGATGGTGCAGCTAGGGAAGGGCCGGTCATTCACGCTCACACAGACCGCCGCGATTGTCGACAACACCGACTTTGCCAAAGCGCAGACAGGTTCCGGTTACAGGAGCGTCGAGCCAGGGCTGCGTACCGTCGCCCTAGAACTCGGCGGCGTCTACGACGTCACCGAGGGGCTACGCGCCCTCTTGCAAGCACGCTCCGAGGTGATCATCGAGGTCAATCCCGACGGTGCTAGCAAGTCGGTCGCCAGGGGCTTCTTCAAACCGGCGACCGAGGGCCAGTCAGGTAATGTGGGCGATCTCGAAGAGGAGTCGACTACATTCACACTGTTCGTGCCTGACGAGGCGTTGATGCTCACCCCGTTCAACTGGATCTTCGACTTGGTAGCCCCGAACGTTCTGTCGCAGGCGATCCGGATCGTCATCCAGTCCTGGCTTGATCAGACGATCATCGACGTCAACTACATCTATGACGGCACCAACGGTCAGACCGGCAAGGTTATAGTCGCGGACGTGTCGCTCACTGGCGGGCTCGAGGTCATGAACGAGTTCGCAGCCAACTTCATGGGTGACGAGGCGCCTACGGATATCGGTACCGGCTAGGCCAAGACGTTCGACCAAACCCAACTACGCCGACCAACCCACCCAACCCAAAGGGAGTAACCCGCTATGCCTTCCAAAGAAAAGACGGCACGAGACGAGATTCGCTCAAAGGTTTTCAGTTCGACCATGTTCAAGCGTGAGAAGGTCACGGCCTTTGGGATCGAGATTGACATTCGTCAGACCACGTTAGGCCGTGTGCTCGAGTTACAAGAGAAGCTCCAGGAAGATCGCAAGGGGGCAATCGGCCTTGCGTTCATCGAGTTCTGTTACGTGCCTGACACCGGTGAACGACTCTTCGACGACGGAGACCTCGAGTCCATCTTAAACCTGCCCTTCGGCGAGGACTTCCAGAGGGTTCAGGATGCTATCAACAAGCTGATGGGGGTCGACGAGAAAGCAATTCAGGACGCGGAAAAAAACTTAGAGGACACCCCCAGCAGTACAACGTCCTTGTCGTAGCCGAGACACTGGGGAAGTTCGAATGGGAGGTGCTCGAGTACATGCCGACGGACGAGTTCGCACGGTGGTGTGCCTTCCTGAGAATGCGTCTAGACCCTGCAGGGGGTTCCGGTTCAAGTTCCTCGTCGGGAGGAGGTAAGATAGCGAAGTTTAGGGCGAAACTCAACAAGATGGGCTTCTATAAGCATATCGGTTATAGGAGGTAACGTTGGCAGTTCTGGATCTTGGCTCAGTAACGTTCGGTCTTGGCGCCGATACAAAGGGTCTGGACAGGTCGATTCAGAAGCTCCACCAGTTTGGCCAAACCATCGATAAAGCTGCACGTAGCCAGACTGAAGGTGCGCAGAAGGGGGTCGCGGCGATGGCTCGTCAGGAGGCAGCGATCCGTGACGCCCTACAGCAGGTCCTCAACTTGAACCAGGCACTCCGCTCTGGTGGCGGGGCCCAAGCAGGCCAGCTTATCTCTCGGAACACACGTGCGTTCGCCGCCTTTACTGGGGGCATGACGCGATCGAATCTCACCCTTAAAGATCAACTACGGCTTCAGGGCAGGTTTAAGTCGCAGTTAGGTAAGAGTAGTCGGGCTCTTCGCGACCTTAAAACGGGTAGGGCAACGAAGGGTCTGAAGCGCATGACAGAGGTTATGCGGGACTTGGAGTCTGCCTCGCTTCTGGCCGTAGGCCCCCTATCAGGTATCGGCGCTCGCATCAGGGCTATTGGGGCCATTGCTAATCGATCTACACTTGCCATCGTCGGCCTGGTCGCGGGAATAACTGGACTCGTCGTAGTCTTTGTCAAGCTCTTCTCCGCGTCGATTAAAGCACGCGTCCAGATGGACAAGATCGCGGGTGCGATGCAGCAGGCAACAGGGTCGGCCTTCTTTGCCAGAAAGGAGTTCGAGTTCGTCTTAGCAGTTGCTAATAAGATGGGTCAGAACGTAGCTCAAGCTGCCGAGTCCTACG